GTTAGTGACGGCGTCGGAATCATCTGGTGGATAGTAGAGTGTTGTCATCTATTTTCTTTATAAATACTTATGTGGAAAAAGAATTATCTTCATAAACTTATTTATAAACATCGTCAAAATTTCTATCATGGCATACAAGAGTAGATATCGAGTCAAGAATCCAGACAAGTATCGAGGTGATTCAACAAACGTCATCGCTCGATCAAATTGGGAACTCCAGGCTCTGAAGTGGTGCGACACGAATCCCAGTGTGAAGTCATTCTCATCTGAGGAAGTCATTGTTCCCTATATCTCAGATACAGATAAGAAACAACATCGCTATTATGTCGATCTCCTGATCGAATTTACCAATGGAGAAACCTTACTAGTTGAGATCAAACCGGCTTCTCAGACTCGAGTTCCAGAACGACCAAAGACTGGAAGAAAAACTCGAAGATTCATCAATGAATCCCTGACGTATGTGAAGAATATGTCCAAGTGGAAAGCTGCAGATGAATATGCCGAAGCCCGAGGATGGAAGTTCGTTGTCTGGACGGAGATTGAACTGAAGACTCTAGGACTCAAGTTGATTGGTAGATGAGCTTTTTACTATCAAGAAACCTGATACTATGAGTTAACGTTTTTTATTTTACAAATCCTAGGATTCTCGTTAAAATTAATTTAGGCCCGGCGGGGATAGAATTACTTAAACACTCTAAGATCAGAAGGATCCAGATAAGTCTAAATAGATCCAGACAAATCCTATATAGAATTGTACAGCATAGATGGCACAGAAGAATCCAAGTCTGCTAGATAAATTAAAGTCTGTTATTTCTGGTAGAACGTTAAAGAAAGAACAAGAGATCTCGACTGAGTGGTTAAAAGCTCAGTTACAGAACTTTGCTCCATATTCAAGAAAAGTAAGACCAACTGAAGTCTTGTCAGATAAAAGAAATGATCCTACATCAAGGATTCTGATTGGCCAGATGTTCATGTATAAGTATTCTGCTAAGTACAAGGATACTCTGCCATTCTGGGATTCCTTTCCAATGAGCATTCCTATCAGAATTGAACCGGATCATCTTCTGACGATCAATCCCCATTATCTTCCACCAGAACTCAGAGCAAGATTCTTCGATGCTTTGCTTGATACATTGAATACCAAGAATGTCATCAATGAGAGGTCAAGACTTATTCTAACCTATGATCTATTAAAATCTGCATCTAAATATAAATACTTTAAGCCTTGCATTAAGAAACATCTGGTGAGCAACATCAAGTCAAAGATCGTTCGAATTCCTCAGGAAGAATGGGTCAAGACTTTATTCTTGTCTGTCGCCCAATGGGAGAATGCAGGTCAGTCAACAGTCTACAAATGGTCACGAGATCAAATCAACAAGTAAAATAAAGCACAAATGGACTATTCGATAGACAAATTTATTGGATACCTCAACAAACATGAAGGGTTATCTCATACAAACAGATACTCTGTAGATGTCGAGTTTCCAGCTGGAATAAGTTATGATAAAGAAGGACTGAACCTCATCTGTTCTTCGGCAATGATGCCGGGTCATCCTATTCTGACTGCTGATCGAGTTGCTTTGGGAAATCCGGTCAAGGTTCCCTATTCATTCGCGACAGAACAAGCCGAATTCATTTTTCTTCTTGATGGAAACTATAAAGCGATGGAGGCATTCGATGCTTGGTCTGAATTGATCGTGAACAATCGAACTCATTCTGTTGCATACAAGAAGGACATCATTGCAAACAAATGGACCGTTTGGCAGTTGAACAAGATGAACGAAAAGACTGCAGGTGTCATGCTCTATAATATTTTCCCAGTCATGATCGGAAAGGTCGATTTCTCTGATGCTGCTCATAATCAGATTCAGAGTCTGCCGATCTCAGTCGTCTTTGATTGGCGACAAGTTGCACCCTTTTAAAAATACATTCTTATTATAGGAACAATTGATAACTATGTCATTATCATCACTACCTCTCGTTGAAACCCCGACTTTTGTCGGAAAGATTCCTTCTTCGAAAAAGACTTTTGAATTCAGACCCTTCTTGGTCAAAGAACAGAAGGCTCTTCTTTTTGCTCTCGAATCGGGTGAACTCGAACAGATCTATCTGGCATTCAAGAACATCATCTCCGCATGCACGAAAGACGCGATCAATGTAGATGCCATTCCATCATTCGATGCAGAATCAGTCTTTCTTCAGATCAGTTCGAAGTCAATCGGTGAGACATCGAAGATCGAAGTCAAGTGCTCTCATTGCGAAGAATTCATCAAGATGACTGTCAACATTCTAGATGTGACGCTGAAGGGATTCAAGACATCTGGTTCCACAATTCAACTGACCGATCGAATAGGATTGAAGATGAAATATCCTTCGATGAAAGACATTGTGGACATTTCAATGAAGTCGTCTTCAAAGAAGTCTTCCGATGAGTCTCCTCAGACAAAACTCGTCTATGACACGATCATCGCTTCGATTGACTCGATCTATGATGAAAAGAATGTCTATCCTGCAAAAGACTACAAGTATGAAGAGTTGAATGAATTCTTGGAAAACCTCTCGATCGAACAGATCAATCGAGTCGAGGAATTCTTTGAGAAGGCTCCTTATCTTTCTTTGAATCTTGACTTCAAGTGCCCCAAGTGTGGTGGAATGAATTCTCAGGAGATTCGAGGAATCAAGAATTTTTTCTGATTGCCCTTTCCCATGACAATCTGATCAACTACTACAACGTAAACTTCCTTCTGATAGAAGAATACAAGTATTCACTGACAGAATTAGAAAATATGATTCCATGGGAGAGGGAAATCTATCTCGCACTACTCGCAGAACACGTGAAGAAAAAGAATGAGATGAGAAAAACCGAGCTTTCCAAATATCGCCGATAACAAAAAGAATAAATCCCAATGCCAACAAGTCTAATATTACCTTCATCTGCCGGTTCTCTTGATTCATTCTTTGCAGATGAAGTTGCAAAGAATTCTCAGAATAATGGAATTATTCGACCTCAGAAACTTGGCCTTGATGGGATCATTGACAATCTTTTGAAATTCAATATCTCTAATGAAGACGTTGCAAATCAGGCAGTTGTTGAAAGATTAGATATAGTCATTGATAGACTCGATTCATTGTTAGAGAAAAATGCATTCGGTGGGCTTTTTGGAGGTTTCCGGCGAAATCAGATAATACCATCAAGAGGACCAAACGCTTTTGGATTGAATACATCGGTTTTGACAGAAAACTTTAACAAGATCTCATCGGCATTTAAAGAAAACACGATGCGAATTGTTGAATTCGGAAAAGAAAACATCATTAATGCTCTCAGTGAGAATATCATCAAGACAAAAGATATCTTTTCTGGATATACTAAATCTATCACCTCTTCTTTTACTAATATCAAGAATGCACTGAATCCTCAGACATTTGTCGAATTTTTGTCTGCTCCTATCAAGTCGTTTATTAAACCAATTAATGATTCTATAACCAATCTTAAGAAAGATGTCTCGAATGTCTTCGAAGGAGTCGGAGACATCATTGCTGCTCCATTTCGAATGATTGGAAATGTGACTTCATTTCTTTTCAATAAAGATAAAGGATATCCTTTCGAGAGACTCGAAAAAGACATTGACTTGACGAATAGGACTGTCACAGCCATCGAGAAATCCATTCGAGAAGTTCTGATCAAAGAACTCCAGTTCAATATTCTGGAACGTGTTGTTAATATTGATGAAAGACTCCGGACAGCTGAAGTCAGAACCGAGACAAATGAACTTCAGCAAATCGAGACCGTCAACGAAGCTGCAAGACTGGAGGATCAAAGAGCAGACAAACAAAATGATCTTCTTTCTTCGATTGCCGAAAAGATTGGCGGACTTGGTGTAGCAGAAGCAAAGAAAGACCAGGCAGAAGAATCAGGAAAGGGTCTGCTCGACAAGCTTTTGGAGAAACTTGGTCTTGGAGACATGAAGTCTTTGAAGGGTCTCGGCGGCAATCTCATGATGAAAGGCGGGCTTGCGCTCGGTGGTGGATTGCTGGGAATCTCTGCTCTTAGCGATGTGTCAGGAAATTATGATAAGCGAATGAAGGATGAA